CGTTTTTGTTGTTCGTAGAAGTATTGTGCACCTTTTTCTCTCATATCTTTCATGCTATTTGGATTTGCACCAGCTATGATTCCTGCGCCTAATACTCCATCTGCTCTTGTTACAAACTCTCCGTCTGCTAATTGAGCTAACATTGTATCTTCGTCTTTATCTCCTGTGCCTGACCCATCTTCAACGTATCCCATTGCTCTTTCATAGTTGTTGGCATCGTCTTCATCATGAGTTCTTTTACTTGGTAAATAGTTTATACCACCTTGATTAAATTTTTTTATTTCAGCTAGACCACCTGTCTTTAGTCTTGTTTTTTCTATTGCGTAAGGACCCATTCTGAAATCACCAAAGTTTTTAGGATCTGCCTCTGGAATATAAACTTGTTCAAAAGTTTTTTCATCTCCACTTACGGGATCAATATATCTAAAACCACCTCTTTGTTTTTGTAAATCTGCAACAGCTAAATTGTAAGTAGGAGTAAATACATCTTGAGGTTTTGGTTCAAACACACCTCCTGCAGCTGTGCCAAGTGCTATTGCTGCAGCAACTTTACCAGGACTAAATTCCATTTCTCCTGTGTCTTTTCCATCTTCAAATCTTTTTCTTCTTAACAATCTGTCAAATAAACTAGCAGGTTGTGTTGTATTATTAATATTCATTGCATTTGCACCTGTTCCTAAATTCAATGCGTTTGGCCCTGAAGCTAAGTTAGGCAAAGTTCCTAAAGTGCTTTGTTGTGGTAACCCTAATAAAGATCCAATACCAGTATTAGCTAAAGATTGAACAGGGGCTAATTGTGTAAACGATGGAACGGTAGATCCAAAACCAGCTTGACTTACACCAGGCACCATTTTACCACCTTGGTAGCCTAAAAATGCTCCAGTTCCTGCTGCCAATAACCTTTGAAGTCCTGATCCACCAGCGTCTTTAGAGGCTTTGTAACCTTTATATCCTCCGTAGGCGGCAAGTGCATAGGGTAATAGATTCAACATATATTATGTATTCCTTAAAATTAGCTAATTAGGAAAGTTTACCATTTTACTCAGTCTTTATCAACTCATCGGCAAAGCAGCCTCTATACTGATGTTCTCCTGCGTGTGTAATCCGGTCGGTTATTAAAGCGTGACACAAGCCCCCTATATCTTTCCATCTTTTACAAAAGGCAAAATCTTCACCTAAATATCTCTTAGTTTTAGGATCATGTAATGTATCAAAAAGATTATACATATAAGGTCTATTCATTAACTCTCCATTAATAACAGTTTTTTGAACTATTTCTGTTTCAGGATAAGCTTTAATCATTTTCTCTATGACTTCTCTTTTTATTAACATGCATCCTGTTGGAGAGTGTGTAACTTCAATAACACCATCTTTAATTAAAATATTCTTTTCATCCTCTACTTTCATAGGGTAAGAATATAGACCTTTAAATTTTAAATCTTTAGCATTTTTTATATTACCCTTAGATATTCTTTCCCATGCTTTATCCCAAAAAATTTGTTTCAAAGGATAAGGAACAGAAATAACATCTTTATCTGAAGCTATCATTTTAAATACAGACTGTGTCTGAAATTCAATATCAGAATCAACAAATAATAAATGTGTATGATTACTTTCCATAAAACTTGAAACACATAAGTTCCTACCTTGTGTAACTAACGATGATTTCATTACTTGAAAAGATGCTTGTATATTGTTTGAGACACAGTGTTTTTGAAATTCTAAGCAAGCATTAAAGTAATGTATTGAAACATTATCAAATACTGGTGTAGCAACAAATATAGAAAACTTTTTAGGCTTTATCTCTTGTTTTTTTATATCCTCTTCTTTTTTAAACCAAATAGGTTTACTTCCGTCTTGAATCAACTAAAGCTCCTTGTAAAAAGTTTGTCCATTGTGCACCTATTGTTTTCCAGTTATAAAAATGATTATAAAAATTTTGCTGAAACTTCAAGTGTATTTGTATTCCATCATGATTAAGCTGTTCAGGTAATCCATCGATTACAGATGCAAATTGTGTGGCTAAGTTTCTTAAATTATTATCGTATGGAACATAGATAGGAAACTCAGAACAAGTTTCATATAACGCTCCGTTGTCCGTTGTCGCCACATACAAACCACACGCCAAAGCTTCGAGAGCAGATATACAAAAAGTTTCTTCCCAAATATTAGGATAAACAAACGCATCATATTTATGTAAGTTTTCTAATATATAATCATTTGATTTATATCCGATGTAATTTACATTTGGTAATATTTTAGCCTGATCATACAGAGCTTGATATGCACTATCATTATCTTTTTCAAAATCAGATCCATAAATTTTAGTGCTACTATAAACATCTAGCTCTATGTTTGTATTCTTTACCAGTTGCATAGCACCTAATAAAACAGACAAACCTCTCCAGGGTGTAGGATGGTAAATTAATTTAATTTTATCTTTCTTTTGTTTAGGGTTTCTTAACTTTAAGTTTGAAATGCCATTCTTAATTACAACACATCTTTCATGAGGTAAGTTAAATTTCTTTCTAAATTGTTCATAATTCCAATGACTATTAAATACATAATAATCGTAGTCTTTTATTTTTTGATCATCTTTGAAAAAGTCTTGAAAGTGAGGTTGATCGGGTGCCATTTTTTGCCATAAGATATTTACTTTATTAGCTGATAAGGGCACTCTTCCTGGCACAGATAAACATATATTAAAGTTGTCTAATAGATTTGCATCAACGTTTTGTTTTAAAAATTCGTATTGCAATTCTGTTCCGCCTAATGGTTGCATGCTATCTCTTATCATTATTTTTAAAATAATTAAAGTTAATAAAGTACCTAAAATGTGAGTTGGTAGGTTTTACACTTCTATGTGGAATTTGTGTATCGAATATTAACATTTTATTTTCTTCAGATTGTATAAGTATTTCTTGGTCATTAACTTTAAGTTCAGTCCCACCATCACACGTGTTTAAATATAATATGGCTGTTGTTGAATTAACATTATAGTCAGTATGATATTCTGTGTTTCTTCTGTTTAAAAAGAAAGCACTAGGTATTAAATTAGCTCTAACTTGAATTACGCTAATCGCTTTTAATTTATTTAACATGGGAAGTATAAGAGTGTTGTAATAAGGACTAGTGATGTTGTTATCGTTAAAAAAACTATGTGTAAAGTATCCTAAGTCAGCTAATTTATCTTTGTAAACCATTTTATGTTTTTGATACCAATTAAAATCAGAATTTATAACAAACTCTTTAAAATCCTTAAAAAACGATTCTTCTAAAAAATTCTTTTCTATTACGTAATTCATTTTTTATACCAAGTAGCAATAGTGTATCTAGGTTTATTTAAAACTTTATTTACACCATGTTGTAATTTTCTACCACTAAAAAATATAGTTTTTCCTAATTTTGGTTTGATAATAGTGTGATCTTTGAAAACAGTCTCTCCCCCTTGATAATCATCATTTAAATAAGTAATTGAAGAAATAGTAGTATTCTTCTCTCTTTCATCTAAATGTAAATCTTGGTAAGTATTAGGAGGCCACAATACTATTTGAGTCCAATCAATTAAATTATCAAAAATGTATGGTTTATATCTACTATATATCAGATCCTTCACTTGTCCTTGTAATTCAAGTGTTGTTCTGCCGTCATAATTTATGTGTAGATTTTTATTTTTTTTAAAACAATCTATTAAAAAAATAATCTCCTCATAGTTAAAAAGATCATACTTAATATCTATGAATGCCTTCACTATTTAGTTTTACTGAACATAGGAAGATCAGGCACTTGCACCTCAACATCAGTTGCGAGATCATCTTTAGGGTGATCTTTTAAAAAAGCCTCTTCTGTTTCATATCTTTCACCAGTCTTAATACTTCTGTAAATAGTTTTAGTTTCACACTTTATTTTATGATAAACAGTCATTAAGTTTTACTACTACAATTTAACGTCCTTGTCCACGACTACGTTTTCTTGGGGGTATGCGTTTACTATAACTTTTAGCATGACGACCAGGCCTTTTCTTTGGAGTCCTTTTTTTATAATTACTTACACCAAATAAAGGTTTCTTCTTACCCATTCTCTTGAGATCTATCTATTTGAGCGTAACTTATGGCTCCTTGTATTTTGTTGCTGCCTGTAGCTGCAGTGACTGTAACCGAATCACCAGCCTCTAAATTTAAAGTTTGTGGCGTAGCATTTACCTGGGTCTTAGCTGCAACATCATTTCTAAAAAATTCATATTCAGCGCTTGAATCAGAGGAATCAACTAAATTCATGTTTACCAGGATAGCTGATGATGCATCGTTATTTGCAACATATATACTCTTGATAATAATTGTTGCATTGGTTGGACATGTTAAAACTGTAGTTTTACCTGTGCTTGCCTGTTTGTAGCCCTGATTTTTATATCGTATTGTCATTATGATAAGAAATAGTTAAAAGCATCTGCTTCATTTTTTATATCATTCTCATACGAGAAGTTCAACTGAGACTGTAAAGTTCTAAAAGCCTGAAGTATTTGTCTTTGATCTTCTTGAGAATATTCTGGTTTAGGTTCAGGAATTTGAATTGTTATCTTAGCCATTATCTTCTGCCATCAGGTTTAACATCAAATCTAAATGTGCCATATCTCCAACTCTCGTCAATTTCTGAACATTCTATTTGAACAGCAGCTAATCTTGCTCTAGCCCTTGTGTCTACTTTGGTTGTGCTTGAGCTGACTGTAAAAGGTCCCAAAGGACTTGATGCTGCAGTAGAACCTTGAGGGAAAGAGTTTAAGAATATAGTTACTTTAGCATTACCGCTTATTCTTTTAAAGTCAGGCATAAATCTTCTTACGCTTAATAAAAATTCTCCATCACCAGGAACACCCTGTCTGCCATTCAAATCAAATTCACCTGATTTAATAAAGGCTGCTATGGCTGTTGTTGTGCCATCGCCATTAGCTTGATTTACTCCAACCTCATGTGCATAGTAGATGGTTGCTCCGTTAGAGACACCACTTACGGTTGGAAATGTAGGTGTGTCTGATGCATTAAAATCAGTCGCATAAGGTTTTTCATAAACGGTAGAACCCATCCAAGTTGTTCTGTCTAAAGTTCCTGTCGTCCAAACTCCTTCAGCATAATTATAAGTTACTACTCTATCTATATTTGTTGATGTGGCTGTAGGGTAAAACCAATTTATCTCAGAATATAATTCATTGATACCTGCAAAAACAATTTTACCAGAATCAAAATTTATACCAGGATTATTTCCATTTGTAGTAAAAACAAAATCTTCTACAAGGCATGGCAAAGATTTTACTGTTCCATCGTACACATAGAAACCACCTGTTTTGCCCATCCAGAACACAGCTCCGTTTGCAAACACTCCAGCATGCTGACCTAACAAACCTGCGTTTGATGCAACTTTTCTAATTGAAAAAGTAAAAGGCGGTCCGACAAATTGCATTTCATAAACTGCTGTATCAGTTAAAACAAGAATATAATCTTTACCTTTAAAAGCACCTATAATTTCTGTTCCATCATCAAGCTGAAAGGTCCCTGCGGTATTTGTTGAAGTTGGCGCATAGTCACTAGTGCTCTCTTGATCTGAGAATCTAATGAACATTTTGTTTTGTGTGGTAGCCGTTCCAATAGTTGTTTCCGTACCTAAATGAAATAAATGTCTGTCTCTGTCAGACACTATGGTCATCACTGAGGCAGTGGGCATACCAGTGCCTATGGTTGCTCTAGTTTGTAAAGCGTTTGTCAATGAAGCATCCCATGTAAAAGTTTCACCGTTGTGCACAGTGGCTATTAAAATATTTCCAAAATTATCTAAAGACCAATTACCTGGATCGATAGTAACGCTACTAGATGTTGATGCATCTCCCCAACCTATATAATCAGTTATGTTTGTGACTGTAGATCCATCAGAGTGATTGGCTGGAGTCGTTCCATTTGCACCTCTGCCTAGTGTTTGTAAAGTGTTGCTAGATTTACTAGCGTAAGTTATGTCTTCAGACCCTATTCTTATAGTTCCTGAGTTTGGAAAATTTGTAGCGTCAGTTAATATTACTTGAGATGTAGTTCCGGAGGCTAAAGTTCCACCATTATTCATCGTTGTCGTTGTCTGTGCCACAGTTCGACCACCCCACAAATAAGTTCCCCAACCATATCCAGAAGTTTGTTGAAGAGGTCCAACAACCACGTAAGGTCTTACATCTAATGTCCCGTCATTTGTGACACCTGATTTACTTTCAGTCGAGGGCATAGTGATAGTGAAAGTGGTAATTGTTGGTACGCTTTGTATCTCAAATAATTTATCGTCAAAATCCGCATCGGTAAAATCAGTGTTAGCTCCCGTAAATGATCCAGCATTAGCAAAAGTTACAATATCTCCAACTGTTAAGTTATGAGTTGAGGATGTAGTGATAGTTACTGTTGCTGATCCGTTGGTCGTTGTTATGTTTGCGCCTGTTTGAAAATTGTCAGTATCTAAAGGAGTAATATCATAAAAGGCACCATCAAAATAAATAATTAATACTTTATCAGTTCCTATGGCTGCATATTTTTTACCTTCAGTATTTGCCCAAACATGCTGTGCTCTTGCAGCTCCAACTAATTTGTGATTAACTAAAGCTGACCAGCCACCAATTTTTTCAGGCTCTCCATATCTAAATCTAACATTATCACCATCTACAAAACGACCCTCTGCATCTGACGGTGTAGATTGTTTATCAAATCCTGGTGCTATGTTTACTTTTGCTAAAGGCATATCGGTATTATAACAAAACTACTAGGCAAGGTATAGATTAGCACTTAAGCCATATTTATCTACGTTAGTCTTATTTCTTTCAGTGCCATGCTCTAAATGAGAGGAAAATAATGCAAATGAACCTGGAGAACATTTTACCTCTTCATCAATAGATTTAAATTTCAAAGATTGAGTATGCTCATTTAAGTATATAGCCACAGATAAAAATGAACTAGCATGATCATGATAATTTGTGCTTTCACCAAATTTAGTAATAAAACCCCAAGCCTCTGTAAGAATTAATTTTTTTACAGGTAAAGTGTCAATTAAATCTAAAATTGGAAGCATGGTATTATAAAAATTAGGGTCTTTAACAAAATAATCCCAACTAGTCATTTTACCGTTTATGTTTGTTTTATAAGATTTATTATTTTGTTCTTCAACACCCTTGTCTATGGATTTTATGAAATAATCTGCTTCAATGTTTAAATGACCTTTTATAAAAAAAGACTTTCTTTGTGTAAAGAAGTGCTTTTCTTTTTCTATTTTCATGAGGTCTTTATATCGTCATCTAAATCTGTAGTAAGATTTTGTATTTTAGGTTCAAACTTTTTTTGAAACTCTACGAGAATATTAAACAAAGCATTACAAAAATGTTTAAAATCTGTGGGTGCAAATACAAGTTTACCTTTAGTAAGTATTATCCATCTTTCTTTCCAAGTAAATGTTATATTAGGTTCTTCAGGTTTGTACTCAATTCGCATGTTGTATTTTTCCTTTCTTTTTTTCTAACTCTTTTCTTTTTTCAGGATTCATATGAGTTAGATCTAATCCTAAACATGGTTTAGAGTCAAATGCCCAATCTTGATGAGGTCCTTCAACATCAATATAATGTAAAAAAACTTGTGCATGATGATCTCCTTCAAAAGCTGTTGGTCTTCCGTGAGGAAGTTCACATCCTTTATATACAACTGCATCACCTGGTTTTTGTATGTACTCTTTATCACCAGCGACAAACGCCCAAGGTGTTTTGTCTGAAGAAATCATAATACTTACACTGTATTCACAAGATGGTCTATCTGTGTGCATTTTTAAAGAATTTCCCAAAGTATACATTCTCCAATAACTGTATGTTGGCATCAACTTTTTATTTGTAAGCTCTTCCATAAGATTTTTTTTAGACATTATAAGAGCTTCAAAAACTTTATCTGAGTATATTCCAGTATCAAAATGAGAGGCTCCATCAAATTGACTAAAGTTTAATCTGTGTGTGAGTTTACAATAGTGTTCTAATAATTTTGTTTCGCTTTCAGTTAAAAAGTTTTCTTTTATTAAATATAAATTTTTATCTATTATACTCATTAGTGAGACCATCCTACTATACTAAATCTAGTTCCTTTTGTAACTTTATCTACTTTATGTGGAAACATGAAATTACTTGGCCAAACAAGTAATCTTCCAGGAACATTTTTTATTCTATACTCTTCTTCATAAGACGGTGTAGTAAAAACTATCTCTCCGCCTTCAAAATCATTATTCAACATTAAAATCAAACTAAACTGTCTAGGTTGCGCATCAAAGTAATCTGTGTGGTAAATATAAAATCCTCCTGTTTCGTATTTTAAGGCAGTAACTTCTTTTACTACCCCTGTGCCGATCTCATGAGCATTCTTTTTTACTGTATCATTAATATATATTCTAATTGCCTTTGTAAAAAGATATCTAAGAAAATTACTCCATTTAGCTTCAGTTAGAGAGGGTTTTAAATTTTCTAAACCATAATCATGGACCTTTCTTAAATCTGGTCTTACACTAGCATCAGCACCTACTTGAGCATGTTTGTAATCTACTTTTTTTACAAACTTCACTAAGTTTGCAATATCTTCAATAGGCATTACGTTATCAATAATTTTAATGTATTTTTTTAATTCCATTTTTTCTTTTGCCAAACATTATTTTTGTATCGATCAATCAAAGAAGTAAAAAATTTGATTATCTCTGAACTATAACTTTTATCTTTTTGTTTTTCAATAGACATCACCCAACTATCTCTTTTAAAAGGTATAACTTGTACTATTGGCGTGCCTTTTTTTATTACGGTATTCAATGCAGGATATTTATCAGTGTTTATAATAAACGGGAAATTCACAGGTAATCTATGGATATCAGTGTCCACAATTCCTGATAATACTTCAAAACGATCATCTCTATTGTTTAAAGGAGCTATGAATAAACATGAGTATCCTTTAGGGGTTTGTATTGTCCAAGGATTTACAAATTTATGTATTGGTAAATTTTTATTTTTTTCTAACAATGGACTACCAGCTATTTGAAAAGGTTGATGAATTTCTAACTTTTGATTAATATTTAACTTTACTTCTGAAACATTTGGTTGAAAATCTTTTAATGCACTTACTTGTTCCCCATCTCTAAATCCAGTTTCAGGGTTAATTACATTATGCCTTATCTTCAAATCAACAGGTAATTTAATTATATAGCCTGCTGTCAATGAGTCTAAAAATGGCATACACCCTTTTACTGTATTATGTCCAAGATTGTGTTCTAATTTTTTATACCAGTCTGGTATGTTTCTTTTTGCAGGTATGGGTTTTTCAATATCTAAAAATGGAGATAAAAACTTTATGTTATTTTCAAACATAAAACATACATATCAAATATGAAAGAATTGTAAATGACTAAGGTACAGTAACTAGGGAAACAGGTGTTCCACCTTGTGCGGTTACCCAATCTTCAAATCTATCAGTTATAGGAAAAGTAATAGAGTCCAAATCTAATGAATGTAGCCAGTCTCTATAAGCTTGAATTTCTGATCTTCCTGAATAAGATGCAAATTTTTTAGCTTGTAAATGACCATCTAAAACATTTATTACACCAGCTTTGTGTGCTTTGAAATTTTCTATCCCCATGCTGTTTGGAGTTAAACCCTCTACCCAAGTAATTTCATTTGAATCATTTACTGACACAGGCAATTTAGTTCCAGCGATTATAGCTGCCCAATCAGAATCAGAAACAGTTACATTCTTCCACCAATCTGCATTATCATAACCACACTCACTTACCTTAGATGATGTTTCTAAACATCTGTGAAATTGATTATTATTTTTGTCAAAAATTGCTATCGCCATATTAAGTTGCTATGTTTTCGTAAATTATTAAAAATCCTTTACCACCACTGTTACCTGTAGAATCGTTTGGCCCACCTATACCTGTGCTTGCAGAAAAGAAAAAATTGCCTTTCATATCAAGAGCGGTTGGACTTGTAGTGATGTTGTTACTACTTCCTGTTCCTGGAGCTCCTCCTGGCCCTCCGCCACCTCCTGGCGCAGAAATATTAGTGTTAGCTAAACTTGTGCTACCTCCTGATTGACCAGACGATCCAGCCTGTCCCGGGCTTCCGCCAGGTCCACCAGCGTTCCATGGTTGTGGTCCAAAAGGTTGAGAAATTGGCACGATGAAATAACCAGCGCCCCCTGATCCTCCTGGGCTTCTTCCTGGGTTGTATCCACCTGGTGAAAATCCTCTTCCACCTCCACCGCCAGCAGCAAAAGCTGTAATAATGTTTGTAGCTGGGTTAGCTGTAAAGTTTCCTGAATCAGGTCCTGATGCAGCAATAGCTATTTGGAAAGCTCCTCCGCCCGCTTGTCCAGTGGCTGCAGCCGTTAATCTTCCATCTTCATCTACAGTTATGTTAGCTGTTGTGTAAGATCCAGCAGTAACTGCAGTAGATTGTAATTGTGAAGGTCCTACTGAATTTGCCGCTAATTTAGTTTGTGTTACGTTTGATTGTAAAATTTGTGCTGTCCCTACTGCGTTTGTAGCGAGTTTGGTTTGTGTAACATTAGACTGAACTATTTGTGCGGTTCCAACAGAGTTGGATGCCATTTTAGTTTGAGTCACATTAGATTGTAAAATTTTTGCAGTCGTTACAGCGTCTGTTGCAATTTGTGCAGCAGCTACAGTGCCACCTAATGTATCGAGTGAAACTTCTTTAAGATTTGTACCATCAGAATATGCTGCAAAGATGGCTGCTCTGTCAGGAGAAAATCCAGTTCCTGAAGCAGTTTTAATTGTTAGGTTAGATGGGTTAGTTAATCCTGTGCAATCAAAGATATAAAATTTTTCAATACTGTCAGGTATGGTACACACTGTACTCGCTGCTATAGATGCAGTAGCAAATTTAATTACTAAATTTCTTGCATTTGATAATGCACCATCCGACATCACAAGTGCTAAAGTTCCACCTGAAGAAAGTGTAACTTGTTCGAAACCTGCGATCGCTTGCTGTACTAAGTTTAAGTTTGTATTAGTTTTATCACCCCATGTACCAGCGTTTTCGCCAGTGACCATCAATTCTAGTTTTAGATCTGTTGAATAACTTGATGCCATATATCTCCTATATTAACAAAATTAGGCTGCTCTATCAACCTCGGTCCAAACATTATTTACACCAGGGTCGATTTCTTCCCACGCAGTTACATTAACTGAGCCTATATTTGCTGTCAACCCTATACCACTTACAATAACCCCAGCCGTTCCTACTACAGAAACTGAACCTATTGAAGACGCTAATGATCCAGCAGTTGTGACTGGATATATTGCAACTGGGTCCACAGTTCCTTGCGCAAATGTTGCTAACTGTCCTGTTACACTTTCTACTGTTGTTTGCTCTAATGATATTGTTCCTAATGATAAAGTGGCTGATATTCCACTTACATCAACAGGTATTTTAGGCTCTGGAACAACTGTTCCTAGAGACGATGTAATACTTTGACCAGTGACGCTCTCATTAGTAGATTGCTCTAAAGATTGATTACCTAGACTTAAGTCTAATTGATCCTCAGATGCAAAGACAGTTACGTCCCCATCAATTTTTAGAGATTCAAGACCTTGTGTAATGGTTAATAAATTTAAACTACCAGCTAAAATTCCATCACTTACATTTATAGTGACAGCACCAATGGATGAGCTTAATGATTGTCCTGAAGCAATAACAGAATAATTACCACCCCAAACTCTGTTACCCCAAGTGCCTCTACCCCAACCTTGTCCAATTAAGAAATCTGGATCAATTGTTGCTGCGCCAACATTTGAGCTTATGCTCGATCCAGTTACAGGAACAGTGGCCTCACCTCCTGCAACCACTTGACCAGTTGTTGATGTTAACGATTGACCAGACGCTATTGGTTGTGTCGCAATCTCTATTGATACGGATCCAACAGCCGAAGTTATACTTTGTCCAGTTGCAGTATCACTTGAACCAAAGTTTGCAACCGCAGCTCCAATGCTTGCAGTCATCGATTGACCTAAAGCTATGATATCTCCAGATACGCCCCAAGCGTTTTCGCCCCATGTTAATCTACCCCAACCTTCGTTTATTTCAGCAGTAGGCTCAATGGTAGCGCCCTGTGAAAGTGTTGCACTTAAACCTGTGACAGAAAAAACTGTATCAGCTTGATCTCCCCACTCATTTAGACCCCAAGTTAAAGCACCCCAAGTGTTTTGAGTCATATCCATTATGCCACCCATTCCTATTCCATGGACATAACAGAGATAATAAAAATCTACTTCAGAGGACGGAGTAATTTCAATGTATCTAGTTGTTGCTGCGTTAAAAGTAGTGGTGTTAGTGTAATTGGTTTGATTACTTGACCCGTCAAGATAGTAAGTTACGCCTGACGAAATGATTCCGCCAGTGCTTGTGTTAGAACTAAATATTAAGGGATGTCCGTCATTACTCGAGGCACTTTGATCAAATCTTAGTGTTGCTCCTACAACCCAAGAGACTGTGCCTGGACCTGTAGAATTTCTTGCACCATCGAGGTAGAAAACATTACCTGTGCCACCTCCATAAAGGTTGCCCGATGCAACGGTAACGGTGTAAGTTTTAATTGCCATGACACCGGGCTCCTAATTATGCGATTCTTAATATTGCTGCGCTCGTTGTAAATGCTGGAAACTGAATTGTGAAAGTTCCTGCAGATGCAGTTTTATCACCGCCAAAATCTAATACAGCTACTGCTGGATCTCCAGAAGCAGTGTCGTTGTATATTAAAGCACCTCTCGCTGTGATTGTTACCCCAGTGAAAGACAAATCAGCAAAGTCTGTTATAGCAGTGTTTGTTGCTAAAGACGTTCCTGTATTTACGAGTGCTTTACCACCTGAAGAGTATCCACCTGTTGGTGAAGATACTTGGTTACCAGTAGTAAAAGATGTTGTCGATTTTCCTAACGTAGCCGAGTTGGTATACATCGCTAATTTAAACGAGTTACCGCCTGGATTACTAAAGTTATGTGTAGCTTCCAAAAGTTGTTTTTTGAAAGAATTACAAATTGCGTTTGTTGTTATAGCCATTTTTTCTCCTTAAATTTATGGTGACGGTGAAGGTATTTTAACTCGAGGAACTCCACTGTCGTACTCTCCTCTTCTTCGTCTACCCATTTGTTGTAGACCAAAAGCTTGTATACTTTGATTATACCTGTCAGAATACAATTTGTATAGATCTTCAGGTCCTTTTAAAAATCCAAAACACTCTCTTAAAACACCGTAAAGTAGTAATGCTTCTTGATGCTCAGATAAAAACGTATTTGTTGTACTATCAAAGTGTGGTGGATCTTTTATGTAGTTAATTTGCACTTGAAAAGCTGCGTTAGGCGTTGGTGCTAATAGTATATTTGTCTCGTCCCAATTAGCATAATATTTTGGGGTACCCGTAACAGTCTCATTAGGTGCAAATTCTGAAATAAAACTAGTGTCTTTTTTCTCTAAAAAATCTCTTATATTAGAGTTGATAATTTGAACTGATCTTAAAATCAAAAGATCAGAGGGCATGGACACATATCTATTCCCAAGAGTGGTATTAGAATTAGCGTATTTTCTCAAGTCATCATAATCAACTTGACCCGCGATATCTAATTCTACGTTTCTTATAAACTGATCTAATATTGTATCGCTCAAAACATTACTATCAACTTCTGTATAGTTTCTTACTTGTGTTAAAAAATTTGTATGTGTTATTGCCATTAAGATATACTCACTGTTACGGATCCTATAATAGTTGAAGCTTCTCTTCTTCTATTTTGTAAAGATGGATCTCTTGGTTGCATCGTTTGTATCGATGTTGTTATACCATTGCTAGTCACCTCTGTATCAAAAGTCTCAAAGGCAAAGTCTCCAGGTAATGCTAAATTAGCCACTCCTACAGATATTCCTCCAGAGTCTGCTAAAGTTTCATCATTAGATGCAACAGTTTTAGGTTGTTGGAATCTTTGTGGTCGAACCTTTTGTAAGGCTATTGCATCTGCTGTAACTTTTTTTCTTCTTATTTGAGGGTGCTTTGGTTCATACTCAGATATATGTACAAAAGAGCCATTCCATTCTGTTATCATTTCTTGATATGGAAAAGCTTGTCCACTTCTATCTGAGATTGCTAATGATCTATTTCCGCTTGCGTATTTTGCCATTATGATACATTTGGAAAATACGACTGAGGTGAGATATATAAAGATGTTCTCTGCCCGTCTTCTTCCAAAGCCCTTTTTATTTCATCTTCGTAAATTAATTTCATTGCTTGAATTCTATCAGGTGCTTTTTTCATGGCTAAATAGTAAGCCAGACCTGCACACATACAAGGTAAAAATCTGTAAACAACATCTGCTTGCTGACCATTATAAGCTGTTGCGTCTTGTATTCTATTGATAGTGTAAAATTTTAAAGTTGTAAATGTAGATGCGTCAGGTGCTTGATATAAAAATATTTGAGGTGTTGTTTGTCTATCAACGAAATATTGTGATGGTTGACCTGTAGCTAATTTATTTGGTAAAGCCGCATAAGCAGATCTATCTATTTTAGTTAGTGACACGTCTTGCGTATTTGCGTTATTGGATGCA